AATTCACATCAACGTTGCTCACGTACGTAAAAGCGGCTCAGGCTCTCAGGCTAACTCGCGTGGTGCAGAGATTCACGAGGAAGATATAAAAGGCTCCGGCTCTATCTTTCAGGTTGGTATGATTAACATCTTGCTTATGCGAGATAAAGAACACCCAGACCCTCGTGTGAGAAATACCACAAAGGTTGTTGTTAGTAAGGCAAGGCGTACAGGTAACACAGGCCCAGCAGGCTTCTGGTATTATGACCAACAAACTGCTAGACTATCTGTTGGTGTTGACCCAGAATCAGGTGACTACAGCTCAGACGAAGAAGACTTTGGCAGCTTAGGTGCCTACACACAAGAAAATGCAGATGATAATAAAGCACCTTACTAGAACATAGTCAGGGTAAATTCTCCGAACACCCCTTGAATAACTTGGAGTTAGTATGGAAGTAGTATTAGACATAGAAGCAACAGGCCTATTGACACACGAAGCAATTAACTATAAACTGTATCCTTTCAAGTTAAAGCCAACGTTTCGTGTTCATTGTATTGTCGTTAAAGATATTAACGGTATGGTATATAACTTTAACCCAAGCAACTTATTGGACTTTCCAGCTCTTGTAAAAAGGTTTACTAAGATAATTGGTCACAACATCATTGACTATGACTTGATGGTTATGGAGCTCTTCTTCGGCATTAAGTTTGACGTAGACCCATTCACATTAGATGGTCAGCCGATTGAGATTTGTGACACACTTGTTCTTAGTAAGCTGTTAAATCCTGACAGGCTCGGTGGTCATGGACTAGAAGCTTGGGGTAATCGCTTATCTTTTTACAAGGATGATTTTGGTAAGCAAACAGATTGGTCAGAGTATTCGCCAGAAATGCTCAAGTATTGTGGTCAGGATGTTCAACTAAACCACAAGGTTTATGATCACCTAATGATCAACGAATGGCGTAACTGGAATTGGGCTCCTGCTTTTGAGCTAGAGCAAGTCTGTAGACACTACATCACAGTGCAGAGTCATTACGGATTTAGGTTTGACAAAGAACTTGCAGAGTCATGTATAGTGGATTTGGATTCTAAGATGGGCTTAATCGAAGCCGAGATAGAACCACAACTACCACCAAAGGAAATGACTAAGACTACAGCAAAGACTTACATGCCTCCTAAGATTCAGATTAAAAAAGATGGTAACCTGTCGGCACACATGGTAAACTTTATCGAGAAGCACATGATTAAGCTTAACCGAGACGACTATGGCGACTTTGTTGTAACGTATGAGGGTAAATCATGGACTCTTCCAATGGCTCAGGAGCCTATTAAATCGCAGGAGCCAACCTATCTTGCAGATCAGGATGCTATTAAACAGTACCTTGTCAAGCAAGGCTGGGAACCTACCGAGTGGAAAGAGAAAGACTTAACAGTTAACACTAAGAAGCAAAAGCTAACAGACGAGAAGTACGTTCAAGCAGTCGAGCGTTACCTCGACAAGACTATGAACAGTGAGTATACAAGCTTTCGTTTGACTCACCTAAAAGTTCGGCCAGAGCAGTTAAAGAAAAAGATGATGATGCATGATAGGAAGAAACCCCTGCGTGTTTTGTCAACACCTTCTTTAACTATTGGCACAGAGAAGGAGATATGTCCTGATCTTGTAGCTCTGGGTGAGAAGTTTGATTGGGTTGGTAACCTAGTGTTGTGGTTGACTTACAGGCATCGCCGTAACTCAATACAGTCACCTAAAGGTACTGGTTGGCTCAACGATCCTAGGATTCAAGTGGATGGTCGTATAGGTACACCAGCAGATACACTAGGCACTAACACGTTCAGGTACACGCACAAGGGCGTAGCAAACGTACCGAGGGCTTCTAGTATCTATGGTGAGTATATGCGAGGCCTGTTTGGTGTAACAGAAGGTGCGTACCAGATTGGTTCGGATGCTGCAGGACTTGAGGCGCGAGTAGAAGGTCACTTTACACAACAATTTGAAGGTGGTATAGAGTATGCTGCCGCTTTGACTGCCGAGAAGCCTAACGACTTGCACACTGTTAACGCTACCAAGATGGGTGTTCCGAGAGATACAAGCAAAGCTGTTAAGTATGCTACGACTTACGGAGCTCAGGTTAAAAAGATTGCTAAGATGCTTGGCATATCTCAAGCAGAAGCAGAAGCTATCTTCGAAGCATTCTGGGAAGCTTCACTACCTCTTAAGATTCTTAAGGAAAGGGTGGCAGCGTATTGGAAATCCAAAGGTCGCTCTGTCTTTATTCTAGGCATCGACGGACGTAAACTTATGACTCGATCAGAGCATTCGTTGCTTAACGTTCTGTTCCAAAGCACTGGAGCTATCGTTATGAAGCGTCAGATGGTTATCTACATGCGTAAGTTAAAAGAGCGTGGGTTCTACAGCAACCCCTTTAGAGACGCTGTGATCAAAGCGACACAGATGATGCACTATCACGACGAATGTCAGTGGCAGGTCTCTAAGGAGCTTGTAGATATCTACTCGTTTGACACAGAAGACGAAGCTAAGGCCTTTGAGATAGAAGGTAAGATTCTTAGCAACGTCCATGAGCGTGACGGTAAGTTTGTTAGAGGCTGGTCAGAAGTTGGTCAGACTTTTGCAGAAACAATGGCAGAGGCTGGAGAGTATTACAATTTTAGGGTTCCACTGGCAGCGGATTACGACATAGGAAGTAATTGGTCAGAAACTCATTGATAAAATGAAAATAGGTGTTGACTTCAAGTGGCACCTAGGTTAATATAGCGTTTCAGTTAGACGAATTAAACAAACAAGGGAGAAGTTAATATGGCTAATCAAGCAGGACGTAATGGTGTTTCTCAGAAGAACTACTACGCATCCTACCCTAGTAAGGCAGCAAGCAACAAAGCTAAGCGCCGAGCAAAGCATGAAAAGAATCATCCGAATGACGTTAAAGGTCTTGGCAGCGTTGAACACAGCAAGGCCAAGCCTAAAGAAGTCTCCGGTTGGCTCACAGCAGGTATGGATTCACTCCTAACCCCGCGTCAAACCACTCCAATTGCTGTCAAAACACCGAGCGGCAAGAAAGAGGTTCGTATCCCAGATTGTGCAGAGAACTTGAAGGATATGACAAATGCTGATCGTAAGGTATTCGCAGAACTGTATGCTCGCGTTCGCAAGCTACACAATCACGATGCTTCTTACGGTAAGCCTAAAAGCGCAAAGTAATTAATAGCATAACGCATTAATAGCTTAACTAACTTAATAGCATAGAGGAATTTAAACATGGCAGTATTGAAAGATGTAGTTTTGGCGTACGTAAAGATTCAAACCGCAACACAAAAGTTTGAAACAGAAGGTCACCAAAACACTGAGTGGACTGTAGATTGTGTTGTAAGTAAAGCCACCGCTGCTAAGTGGAAGACTCAGTTCAAGAAGCAGCCGCCTAAGGAACATACCAACGCGGATTTCCAGAAAATCTTTCGGATTGATCCTCCATTCCCAGATCAAGATTCTCAGTTTGTAATCAAGCTTAAGAAAGATACTCACTATAAGGACAAAGAAACAAAGCGTCTTGTACCTTTCGATCCTAAGTATCGCGCAAAGCTTTACGAAAAGATTGGTGAGCGTGATGGTAAGCCTTTGCTGGCCGATATCACAAAGACAAAGCTGGTAAGCAACGGTTCTACTGGTGTTGCAATGTACGACATTGTTACCAACAAGTATGGTACTTTTGCAAAGCTTAAAGCTGTTCGTGTTGACACTCTGATCGAGTACCAATCTGGTTCAAGTGTTGATGAAATTGGTGAAGTTGTTGAGGCAGGTGACTACTCTCAGCAAGAAGATCAAGAAGATTATGGTCAAGAGCCTGCTGGTGACGATGGTGACGCTCCATTCGAACCTGATTCTGACTACTAAGTAATAATGGATTGGGCGGCTTCGGTCGCCCTTTTCTTTTGCAAAGAGGAAAATATGAAATATGTTTGATACAGTAGCAATAGATGGTGATATCTTAGTGTACAGAGCTGCTTGTGTTGCTCAGCATACTTATTACGATATCTATGAAGATGGCGAGCTAATTGAAACAATGGACTACGCTAAGGAAGCGACAGGTTATGTAAAGGATGAATCAGAATTCTTTATGAAAGATACAACCTTATATGAAATACGACCACGTTTGGAATTCTTCTCAGAAGAAGATGCTATCCAAGCTTACGATTACCAGTTAGCTGCAATAAGCAAGAAGCTTAAGGCAAAGAACTATAAGACTTATTTAACCGGCAAAGGTAACTACCGGATAGACCTAGCAACAGTTCTGAAATATAAGGGAGAACGTAGTCCTGAAAAACCATACTGGTTCTACACTGTGAGAGCTCACGCAGAGTCTTTAGGTGCTATCGTAGTAGATGGGGCAGAGGCTGATGATGCCTGCTCTGTAGTAGCTTACAGAGGCTTTCTCGCAAACGAAACCAGCCCAACAACAGTGTGTGTATCCATCGACAAAGACTTAAGAAATACACCGGGATTTCATTTCAATCCTGATAAGGACGAAGAGCCTGTTCTTATTACAAGAGACGATGCTAACAGAAGCTTCTATCAACAATTACTTAAGGGCGACAAACAGGTAGATAATATCCCCGGCTGTCAAGGCTTATCTAAAGCTGTTGCAACTAAGTACGGTGTTAGAAAAATTGCAACCATTGGTGAGAAAGGTGCTGAGGCATTACTTGCAGATTGCACAACTGAGCTAGAGCTTTATGAGAGGTGCCATGAAGTCTACCTGAACTGGTATAGAGATCAGGAAGGTTGGGACGACGAAACACTTACTTATCAATACAGGTCTTGGGACGAGAAAGACTACGAGAGAACAATCGAAGAGGTTATATACGAACAAGCTAACTTGCTTCACATGCAAAGAGTTAAAGGTGATCGTTGGGAAATACCAGTTGGGTAAGGTCTTACGAATAGACTGTCCATTGGTCGTCCTGCTCCCTAGGAAAACGAGGGAAGATAAGAAGTTTAGATTGAACCTTAACTATACAAATAATGCACACTACCTTGAGTACAACAAAGCAAAGAAGCTTTTTAAGCTTATAGTCGAACAGATTCTAATAGACACTGGACAAGACAAGTTACACTTCACGAATCCTGTGGATGTAACTGCTAAGTTGTATAAGCAATCGAGGCGCAGATCAGATAAGCATAACTTTATCGCAGCAAATACAAAGTTCTTATACGATGCTTTAACAGAGCTAGGTATTATTGTTGACGACAATGACGAGTATATTAAGGTCGAAGTTCTACAAGAAACTGAGGTAGATAAACACAACCCAAGGGTTTCTTACGTATTCACAGAGAGGGATTAATAGTTCTATGAAGCATTTAATTATCGCAGATACACAGTGCAAGCCAGATGAAGACTTTCCTCACCTAGAGGCATTAGGCAAATACATTGTTTCGAAAAGGCCTGACAAGATCATCCACATTGGCGACCATTTTGATATGCCATCGCTGTCCTCTTACGACAGGGGCTTGAAGTCTTTTGAAGGGCGTAGGTTCCACGAAGATATCAAGGCAGGCCATAGGGGCATGGAACTCATTGTAGGCCCACTGAGAGAGCTACAGGCTAGACAGAGACGAGGCAAGAGGAAAGTCTACTCACCTGAAATGATCTTCTGCATGGGAAACCACGAAGACCGAATCGACAGATTTGCTAATGAGCATCCAGAACTTCACGGATTTATTGGTACGAAGTTGCTAGACCTCGAACAGTATGGCTGGAAGGTTTACGATTTCCTTAAACCAACATCACGTCAAGGTATTTTCTACGTACACTACCTTGCTAATCCAATGTCTGGTAAGCCGTATGGTGGCAACGCTCTTAACATCCTAAAGAATGTTGGCAGGTCATTTGTTGTTGGACACAAGCAGTGCCTTGATATTGCAATCAAACCAAGCATTGACGGTAAACTACAGATTGGTATTGTTAATGGTGCTTTCTATCCACACGACGAAGCTTACAAAGGTCACCAAGGTAACAACCACTTCCGAGGCATCACGATGTTGCACGATGTTAAAGAGGGCTTTGGCAATCCTATGATGGTTAGCCTAGATTACCTAGTCAAAAAATATTCATAATTCAGGAGAACTTCTATGACAGCTTACGAAAAGATATTCCTATTGAGCACACTTATCGGCAACAAAGGCGTTAGGCCGCTTTCAGAAGAGTTCTGGACTGATGTTAGAAACCAAACAGAACTTGTTGTAGAGGAAGCTGCGGAGACTCTAGACGCTTGCATCGAAGAGGACACGAAAGAGTTGATTGATGGTGTTGCAGATATTATGGTTGTGGCTATTGGCCTCTTTCAGAAGCTACAACTTTGTGGTGTAGATATTGATGAAGCCCTCGACCTTGTTTGTAACAACAACCTAGAGAAGTTCCACAAGACAGCGGAACATGCAAATGAAACTGTTGACTACTACACAGCTAAGGAAGTAGAAACATTTGTTCGTCTGTCTACAATGGAGGATGGTGTGGAATACTACGCAGTTATTCGTAAGGCAGATGGGAAGATGCTAAAGCCTCATGACTTCGTTGGTGTTGATCTGTCTGAGATTGTAGGGATGGTCACCAAAGTCTCTGAGATGGACAGTGAGTAACTCTCTACGTAATCGCATAGTCTTACTGAACGCCCCGAAAGGGGCTGGTAAGGACACTATAGGAGCTGCCTTAGCTGAGCTAACAGGATGCAGCTTGAGGTCTTTTAAGTCGGCCCTATATGACTGTGCATACCCGTTTACAGACTGCCCAAATTATGATACCTTTATATCTCTCTGTACAGGAAGAGAATCAAAGGAGCGAAGCTCTAGTTATTTTCACGAAATGTCACCTAGGGCTTTCCTGATATATATTAGTGAGAGCATAACCAAGCCTCACTTTGGAGGTCAGTTCTTTGGTGAAAAGTCTGCAAAATCTATAACAAACACTGCCTTTGAATCTGGCGTTATCTTCACAGACTCCGGCTTT